GATACAATTATAGGGACTTGGGGTTCAGAATTAGATAACATTGTTGCCAATATTATTGACCACATTTACTTCTTCTTTGGTTTCTTAGTAGGTTTTGATGGGGGACGGCCTTTCGTAGTCCCATAAGTACCTTTGCCTTGTGGCATAGTTATTCTCCTTCTATAATTTTCCAAGCTGTTGCTGATTCATCCCACTCGTATGCTTTTCCATCATCGGGCATAGCTGTAGGTGCTTCCCATTGGCAAGTGTCCTCTACTAATGTCCAAGATGGGTAGGGCTTTGGTGCTATGAAAGCATCTTTAGCTTTGTCGTATGTGTAACCTACAGCAGCATAGTTCTTTCTAAATGAACCACTGTAAGAAGTCTGTACCCATAGGAATGAATCACCGACTGCACCTGAGTTAATGAAGTCTTGTTCAGATACAATTACTTCTGTAACTATATTGTTGTCTAATTTAGCAAAATGACTCATATTGCGTACCTCACGATTACTATGCCAGAACCACCAGACTTACCTCTCGTTCCACTGGTGTGCCAGTTACCTCCACCACCACCACCTGTATTTGCTGCGCCAGCTTGACCCTCATATCTGTCATTACCCCCACTGTAATTACCTCCGTAACCACCACCAGCAGAAGCTGCACCACCACTTGCTTGGTATCCGTTACCACCCCCACCACCAGCATAAGAAACTGAAGCCCCAGAATAAGAACTTGAGCTACCTCCCCCTCCAAGACCACCAGCAGCATCACTTCCTGCTCCACCACTGCCACCACCTGTACCAGCAGCAGATGCACCACCTCCACCACCAGCATGAAGGGCTGACCCCCCAACACCACCAGCGTTACCTTGGCCCGATGTTCCAGCCCCAGCAGCAGCACCTCTTGAACCACCACCACCAGAACCACCAGCACGACCAGCAGAACTACTTAAAGCACCACCACCGCCACCAATAGATGTTATAGAACTAAATACAGAGTTTCCCCCGTCAGCATTAGAACCACCACCAGCACCCACAGTTACAGTTAAGGCTGTTGCAGCAACACTGAATCCCGATGCTGTTCTAAATCCACCAGCACCTCCACCGCCACCATGATTTGGCCCACCACCACCGCCACCGCCAACTACTAAGTAGTCTACTGTTCCAGCTTTATTAGGGGTGAATATGCCTGATGTTAGAAATGTATGAATTTTATAACCACCAATTACACTAACAATTCCACCTGTAGCATCAAATTTATCACCACCAGATGCCTCATTCCAGAAAGTACCATTGTAAACCCCTATAGATTTAGCTGGAATATTACTCACTACAGAAGTAGAAGAATTAAACCACATATCACCAACAGCAGGACTTGAAGGTGCTGTAGCAGATTTAGTTAATTTTGCTTTAGTATCAGCCGCTTCTCTTGTTGCACTTTTTGTCATCGTCTACTCTCCTGCTGGCATCAACGCCTTCAACGTATCCGCATCTGAGGCTGCATCCATAGACACTTGCAATGCTGCATCGTTAGTGCGAATGGTTGCACGGGCTGCCTCGGCTGCTTCACTCTCCGCAGGGATGGTTGCTTTAATGTCTAGTGGTGCAAACGCTGCGTTTCGTGCGGCTCGTCTTGCATCATGTGCAATGACTTTGGCTTTGGTCATGTCAACTGTAATCATTTCGGGTACTCCGTTTTGATGGCAGCGATAGCGTCTTGCCATGTGGTTGTTGAGTTAATAAGATCGTCATAGCGCATCTCATCTTGGTTGAGTAAGTCGTACTTGGCTTTGCGTGAACGTGCGTAAACCTTTGCGTCCCACTCAGCCTTTAGAGTTGCCATGTGGGTGGCCCTAGTATCTTCATCAGCATAAGCATCAGCACCAAAGCGAGATACAATCTCTTTCCATAGTGAAGAGTCTGCTGCGTTCCATTCTTTTTTATTTAAAAAGCTCATAATAGTTTCCTTAACTTAAACGGCAACCGCCCCATTGAGAATGGCCTGTGTAGTAATCTGAAGATGGGCCAGCCTTTACTGCCATAGTATCGCCAGACGTTAGAGGTATTACACAAGTAAAGGTTAGAATTTTATCGTCAGCATTTTCTGCATAAGTTAGGTAGTTACCTGAATCCTGCTGCAAATCTAACTCACTTGAGTTCTTTAAAAATGAAAAGCCATTACCTGTATCACTTTGTGCGGTATACATAGCAAACCAAAATAGATAAACACCTGTTGTGGGGGCTGTATACTTATAGGTTGAAGTATTAAAGTTTCCACCTGTGTCAAAACTATCCCCCGTAGAAACATCATTAAAGGGTATTACAGAATCAGCAGCAACATTGAACCAGCTAGCAGAAGGTATCCTTGCAGCAAACGCCTGTGAACCTGCCTTTAGTGCGGTGTCCCAATTATCATCACCTCGTATTACTGTAGCCATTACGCACCCACCCCATCGGTCAACGTAGCCTCGTCCACTGCCCATGCGTTACGAAATGTGCGGTCTGAAGGTATAACATCGTCAGCGACAATCTTAAACTTCAATCCCGTTGGTACGTCTTTTAAAGCAGTCTGTGCGTCAGTTAAGGAACAGTTAGCTGCTGGTGTTATTACGCAAACATTTCCGTTTGCTTCTTGGTATATGATTTTCATTTGTTTGTTCCTTTAATTTCCGAATACTGTTGCACAAACAGTGTTTACATCAACGTTTGACCAATTAGAATCACCATTTTGTAATCTAAAACTTCCAGTCGTCATCATGCTGTGTCCGCTGATATATCCAGCAATTGTAGATGTTGAGATGGAGTAATTAGCGTTAGCCATAGCTGTTGTAAATGATACTGTGAACCTACCCACCGCAACATCAGTAACAGAGCTAACATTATATGAGCCGTTTATAGCTGCTGTTGACATATTTAAGTTAACCCAAGCACTAGCCATACGCTTATCTAACGCTGGTATGCTCGGCTGAGTCGTTGTGGTTCCGTCTGCTGCTAGGAGTGTCCCTACTTTGATTGTTGACATTATGCTTGGCCTCCCATTACTGTTACATTTAAAACAGAACCATCCATACTTGAGCCGCTTCCATTTCTTGAACTTACCCTAATAGATGATGTGGCATAGGTAACTGGCATAAGTGTAGCGTTATTTGATTCAGAGTTTGTATTAGCTGATGTAACGCAATAGTTAGTGTTAGCCATTGCTACTGCAAAGTTTCCAATGTAGTCGCCAGTTCCATTATCTGTAATACTACTCACGCCCTCAGAATCTCGGATTGCCACTGTACCTGTGCCATTAAAATTGACCCAAGCCGTAGGTATTAGCTGCTGACTTTTAACAGTAGGAATGCCACCTGTGACGTTTGTTATATTATTTGCCTTGATTAAACTCATTAGATAATCACCCATGTTGAGCCGCTACTTACTGTCACGGTTTTTCCCGCATTTACAGTAATATCGCCTATGGTACTTCCGTTAGTGTTAGCTGGAATTGTTATGTCCTCGTTTATGACTTGGGCATTGGTGCGAATAATTGAATTGAGGCCCAAGCTAGGCCCACCTTCTGCTGCTCCAATCGCTTTATATCTAGCGTCAGCTTGTGCTTGCGTGTAGGTATTGGCTACCACGAATGATTGGAAAGCAACAATGCGTACAATCGTGCCAACTACCGCACCATCATCTAAGACTACTGTAGTGCCGTTAGTGGCTACATAATCAGCTTTAGGAATGTCCAAGCCGCCATAGGTAACGTGAATGTTATTCGCTGTGTAGCTTAGAGTCTGACCATTTACGTCTGCGCCTGAGAATGAAGTCTGTCCTGCGGTGGCGATATATTCGTAGGAATAAAGCGACACGTTGCCACTAGAACTCGCTGCTATCCAGTTGGCCCCATCATACACTTGCATACCTGTGCCAGTTAGAAAGTACAGGTTGCCAGCTACAAGAGCGTCACCATCATTATTGACGGATGGTTCAGATGCTTTAGCACCTAAATACCTATCGTCAAACGAGTCAAAGCTTGCGGCTGCTGCTGCGGCAGAGTTGGCAGATGCGGTGGCACTGTTAGCAGAGTTAGTGGCCTGTGTTGACGCTGTAGATGCGCTTGTCGATGCACCTGACGCGCTGTTGGCACTGGCTGTTGCAGAGTTAGCACTAGCCGTAGCAGAGTTTGCAGAGTTGGTGGCAGACGTAGAACCCTCACTAGCTTTAGTCGTTGCCGTGGACGCACTAGTGCTTGCTTCAGACGCTTTAGTTGTAGCCGTAGACGCGCTTGATGCTGCGGCTGTGGCACTGTTAGCAGAAGCCGTGGCAGAGTTTGCAGATGCCGTAGCACTGTTAGCGGCATTAGTCGCTGATGTTGCCCCTGCTGATGCAGATGTGGCGGAATTACTTGCAGATGTGCTTGCCTCACTCGCCTTAGTCGTTGCGGTAGATGCCTGAGTAGTTGCGGTATTTGCTTGAGTCGTGGCTGTAGTTGCACTGGACGCTGCTGCTGTTGCTGAGTTAGCTGAATTGGTTGCTTGTGTGGATGCGGTTGATGCGCTTGTAGAGGCTTCTGATGCCTTTGTAGTGGCTGTTGCTGCTGATGCTGCGACTGCTGCGGCATTGATAACCAAGGCCCACTTAGAGGCTGCAACGTCACTAGATAATGTGCCAGAGGTGTGGCTGACTA